CCACGGGCGAACTGTTCGCCAAGACGATCCTCGAAGTCGGCTTCCGCAACATCTGGTACTACCGCGACGAGTTCGTCCTGAACCCGACCATCTCCGACAAGCCGGGCTGGTACCCCGGCGGCGGGCAGAAGATCACGCTCCTGCGGGGCTACGAGAACGCCCTCGACAGCGGGCGGCTCGTGAACCCGTCGAAGTCGGCACTGCTCGAAACCGGCAAGTTCCAGTACGACGCCACCGGCCGCGACGTCGTCCACGGCGAGAGTATCAACACCGACGACCCGAGCGGGGCCCGAGCAAACCACGGTGACATGGTCATCGCCGACGCGTTAAGCTGGATGGCGGCCAAGGAGATTTCCCGCAAGCAGGCCGACCACGCGAAGAGCGGCCGGGTCGAGTACCCGGTCGGTTCGATGGGGTGGCGGCAGGCCCAGGAAGCCCGGACCGAGCGGGTCCGGCGGGCCAACGACTACTGGCGTGCGTGACAGACGACTGCGTAAATCCGCACCTGACCCACGGAGGGGACTGTGAAGCGCACCCGCGACGCCGCCGACGAACTCGACGACGAGGACCTCGACGGCGGGGAGGAAGTCGAGGAGGCGAAGGCCGACGAGGCGAGGCCGCGTCGCCGCGGCAGGAAGAAGGTCGAACTGCCCGACGGCTTGTCGTTCGAGCGGCTGGCCGACGCCCTGCACCACAGCCGGGCCATCCTGCTCAAGTACCTCGCCAAGCGGCGGGAGAACGTCAAGCAGTACGCGGGCCCGCACTACGCCGACGGCGCGGTGTCGTACCCGATCCCGGTCAACCTGATCTCGATGTACATCTCGATCGTCTCCCGCTCGCTCGTGGCGAAGGAGCCGATGGTGATGCTGTCCACGCACGACCGCACGCAGCAGCCGGCCGTCTCGACGATGCAGGACTGGATGAACGAGGACGCCGTCGAGATGGGCTTGGCCGACGTCTTCCACCGCTCGACGATCGACGCCCTGTTCCTCTACGGCGTGGTGATGGTGGCCCTGGCCGACGAGGGCGACGCGGCCGGCAGCAACTGGGGGCTCGAAGCCGGCACGCCGTTCATCGACGTGGTGGACCCGGAAGACTTCGTCATCGACATGGACGCCAAGCGGTTCAAGGACGCCACGTACATGGGCCGCCGCTTCCGCATCCCGCTGCGGATGGCCGAGAAGATCTACGAGCCCAAGGAAGAACTGGTCGAGGACGAGAACTCGTCGCTGACGACCGCCGGCCACACGCACCTGGGCACGATCGGCAAGGGCGAGGAGTCGCGGCAGGACATCGAGCCGTGCGTCACGCTGTGGGAGATCTACCTCCCCCGCTACCGCAAGGTGGTGACGCTCCGCGACGAGAACGGCTTCCCGACCGCCGACCACCCGCTGCGGGTCCAGGACTGGGTCGGGCCGGAGTGCGGGCCGTACCACCTGCACGGACTGGGCGTGGTGCCGGGGAACCTGATCCCCAAGGGCCCGGTCATGGATCTGATGGACCTGCACTTGGCGTGCAACCGGACGTACCGCAAGGTGATCGAGGAGGCCGACAACTTCAAGAAGATCCTGCCCGTCAAGGGCGGGCAGATGGACTCGGCCGGCAACGTCAAGCAGGCGATGGACGGCGAGATCATCCAGGCCGACAACGCCGAGAGCATGAAGGAAGTGTCCTTCGGCGGGCCCGACCCGACCATCGTGCTGTTCGCCGACCAACTCCGCAACCTGTTCAGTTTCGTCGGCGGCAACCTGGAGATCCTGGGCGGCCGGGCCCCGCAGGCCCGCACCGCCACGCAGGACAAGATCCTCGACAAGAACGCGGCCGGCGGCGTCGCCGACTTCCAGGCGTCCACGATCCGCTTCATCTCCCAGGTGTACCGGGCCTACGCGTGGTTCTGCTGGCACCACCCGCAGAAGGTGATGGAGAGCCAGTACAAGGTGCCGGGCTTCAAGGACTACGCCATCACCCGGCGACTGTTCCCGCACAACCCCGGCGACCCCGACTCGCGGGCGGCCGAGGCCGAGGGCGAGATGACCCGCCACGGCCCCATGCCGAAGCTCAACGTGGACCCGTACTCGGTCCGGCACGTCACGCCCGAGGAGCGGAGCGAGTTCGTCTCGGCCCTGCTGGCCGAGATGACGCCGCTCATGGGGCTCCTGCAACAGAACGGCATCACGTTCGACGCCAACGAGTTCCTCGACTTCAAGGCCCGCTGCCACAACGAGCCGGCCATCAAGGACGTGTTCAAGTACCAGGAGCCCGTCGTGGACGAGGCGACCGGCGGGGCCGCGTCGGGCGGGCCGGAGGGGCCGCAGGTGCCCAACAAGACCACCGAGATCGTCCGCCGCTCGGTGGGCAACCAGTCGCAGCAGGCCCAGGCCGCGGACTTCACGAGCCAAATGCAGGCCGCCGCGTCGGCCGGGGGTGAGGGTTGAACGGCATCGAGGTTTACACGACCTACGAGTTGATCGAGGAACTCTTCAAACGCCACGACACCTGCGTCGTCATCACGGAGAAGACCTCCGACGGCAGCACCGACGAGACCCGCGGGGACGTGGAGGTGAGTTTCTCGGGCGACCGGCTCAAAATCGTCGGTCTGCTGCACATCGGCGGGCAGCAGATCGTCGGCAAGTCCTTCAAGGGGAACACGTAATGCGGGCTGCGAGCGGCCGCGTCGAGTCGCGGCGGAGGGTGGGCGACGACGGGGAGTGGGTCGTCGAAGACGTCTACGTCCTCGACGGCAAGGAGGTGTCACGCGAGGAGTTCCTCGCCGTGTTCCCCGACAAGCCGGTCGGGTGCGGGAATTCGCACCTGTCGAGTTGCTGGCCGATGTACAGTGAGGCCCTGGCGGTCCACCCGGACCAGATCCAGCAGGCCAACGAGCGTGCCAAGCGGCACGGGCTCGACGTCGAGTACGTCAAGGGCGGGATCGCCAAGATCGGAAGCCGCAACGATCGCAAGCGACTCCTGAAGCTCGAAGGGTTCCACGACAACCAGGGCGGCTACGGAGACTGACGTGGCTTTGGAAATCATCAACAACTTCTCCGTCGAGTCGTTCGGCTCGACGGAGACCGGCAAGCAGGGCGAGGTTTCGGCGTCGTCCGACGAGCCGCACGAGATCACCGTGGACGGCGACGTCCACCGGGTCAAGGGCTCGCTCGCCACCGCCACCGTCGTGGCCCTGTACGCGTCGGCCTCGGACGTGCCGCCGACGTGGAAGTACCTACACCTGTGGACGTCGGTGGACATGTACCTCCAGGTGGTGACGGCGGCGGTCAACTTCACGGTGAAGATCCGAGCCAAGACGCCGTTCACGCTGAGTTACGGCTCGGTGCTGGCGGCCGCCGACACGACCGACATCGTCGGGGGCAGCGAGCCCAGTGTCGCGGCCATCGCCAAGCTGAATCTCGGCAACTACTCCGGCGGCTCGGGCGACTACAACTTGGCCATCGTGGACTGACCCCGCTAGAACGAGACGGGTGCGAAAATCCGCACCTGCTCTTGCACTGGTGCCGGGCCGGACAATACACTCACTCTCACAGGGAAGGACCATCCGATGGCAGGGAAGAGCCAAGTCGAGGCGGACGACGACGACCTCCCGGGCACCCCGGAAGAGGAGCGTGCGGCCGAACGCGCCTCCGAACGCGCCGCCCCAACCCCCAAGCCCGCCAGGGCTTCCGACGAAAATCCGACCAAGAAGTACACCCACTCCGGCCGCCTCCTGGCGATCGCGCGGGAACTCGGGATCTCCCGCGAGGAGATCGACGAGACGCCGTCGGACGTGCTGTGGGCGGAGGTCAAGCACCTCCGCGAGTTCCTTGGGGGAGAGGGCTCGGTTGGGAGAGGCCAGCCCTCGCTCGGCGGCGGGGGAACTGGACCCTCTCCCGCCGCCGCCCCCAAGGTCGAGGAGGAGGAGGAACTCGAACTCCCCGACTACCTGGACGACGGACTCAAGGACGCCTTGAAGAAGTTCGGCCAGAAGGCGAACGCCAAGAACAAGGAACTCCGCGACAAGCTCAAGGTGTTCGAGGAGCGGGAGCAGACGCGGGAGCAGCGGGCCCACGACGAGGCGGTCGATCAGGGCTTCGACGCCATCGACCGGCCCGACCTGTTCGGCGAGGGCTCGATCGGCGACCTGAAGGACCAGGGGCACGCGGAGGCCCGCGTGATGCTGTACCGGGCCGCCAACGTCAAGCCGGGCGACAGCCAGCGGGCGATCGTCCAGAAGCTGAAGGCCGCGGCCAAGCTCCTGGGCCCGGCCCCGTCGAAGGGGTCCGGCGGCGAGGTCGAGTCCGGATCGACCTACGCCAACGCCGCCCGGTCGAAGGTGGAGGAGTGGTCGAAGTCCACGACCACCCGGCCGAGCCACCGCCAGGCCCCGGCCGCGGCCCCGAAGAAGAGCCGGGCCGCCGCGGTGCAGGCGATCCGCGAGATGCGGCTGGCCAAGAACGGGAAGGCGTCGTCGGGCGACATCCCCGACGACGACGAGGACGACGACCTGCCGGACTGACGGCGACCGCACGGCCGGGGCACGACGCCCCGGCCCGACTTCTTAACCCTTACTTGGAGCCACGATGGCTTTCCAGGCGAGCAATATCGGCGACCTGATCACCACGTCGCTCCCCCACCTCGGCAAGTTCAAGTTCACCGACCTGTCGAGTGACTACTACAACACGATCGCGCTCAAGCGCATCCTGAAGAAGAAGAAGATGAAGTTCGACAGCGGGCCGACGATCCGCTTCAACGTCATGTTCGACACGAACGGGTCGGCCCGGTTCGTGCCCCTGGGCTACACGGTCAACGTCAACGTCCCGAACGTGATGACCTACGGCGAGATGCCGTGGCGTCACGCCACCTTCAACTGGGCGATCGAGGCCCGGGAAGAGGTGATGAATTCGGGTGAGTCGAAGATCGTGGACATCATGCAGACCCGCCGCATGGCGGCGTTCGGCGACTGGATCAAGTTGATCGAGACCCAACTGTGGGCGGTGCCGGACGCGAGCGACGAACTGTCGTTCCAGTCGATCCCGTACTGGATCGTCAAGAGCAACACGGCGGCGACCAAGGCCAACAACGACGGGTTCAACGGCGGGGCCCCGAGCGGGTTCACGACCGTGGCCAACCTGTCGCCCACGACCTACCGCCGGTGGCGGAACTACGCCACGCAGTACACGTCGGTCTCCAAGGACGACCTGATCCGCAAGATGCGGCGGGCCGCGGTGTACACCAAGTTCATGCCCCTCGTGGACGACATGCCCGTCTACGACCTGGGCGAGGACTTCGCGTGGTACACGAACTACTCCGTCCTGGGCACGATGGAGGAGATCCTCGAAAGCCAGAACGAGAGTCTGGGCTCGGACATCGCGTCGATGGACGGCAAGGTCGTCTTCCGCCGGGCCGGCGTCGTGTCGGTCCAGGAACTGGACAACGACACCACCAACCCGGTGTACGGCATCTACTGGGGCGAACTGTTCGCCATGCGTCTGCGGGACTGGTGGATGAAGGAAGGCTACATCGGGCAGAACCCGAACCAGCCGACCGTGGCCATGACGAACGTCGAGAGTTCGCTCAACACCCTGTGCCGCAACCGCCGCCGCCAGTCGGTCATCGCCACCGACACGACGATGGCCTACTAAGGCCCGCCGAGCCAAGCCCCGGGCGTCGCGTGACGTCGAACCCGCGGGTGCGGAAATCCGCACCCGCTCAACCCCAACCAGCCGAGGAATCGGATGAAGAACGTCGTCTGGCGGCAGAACGGTTCGTCGCTCACGAACCTGCACAGCCTCTCGCCCAACATCTGGGCCAACTGCCCGCTGAAGCGGATCGCGGAGGACCCGTCGCTCGGGCGGTACTTCTACGACGACTTTAAGGACTACCCCCTGATCGGCACGCAGACCACCCAGATCGCCCACGGGCGGTACAAGGTGTTCAACTCGGGCGCGGGCACGGTCGTCCCGGTCAGTGCCGTCAACTCCGTCGAGAAGCTCGGCGGGGCCCTGCGGGTCGCGCTGGACACCGACAACGACGCGGGCTCGATCGCCCAGTCGTACCCGTCGTTCCGCATGTCGGGCGACAAGAGCGTGGACGGCCCGCTGTGGTTCGAGGGCTGCTACGCCCAGAACTCGGTGGTCACGAACTTCGCCGCGTGGTTCCTGGGTCTGGCCGAGACCGACCAGTTCGTCCTGGCGACGGGCGTGCCGTTCAACGGCGGCAACGCCATCACCAACACCGGCTCGATGATCGGCTTCCACGTCAAGGAGGACGGTCTGGGCGTGGTGAACACGGTGTACAGCGACCGGGCCACGTCGCTGACGGACATCGCCGACGACGAGGCGGGCACGCTCGTGGCGTACACGTTCAAGAAGCTCGGCATGTTCTACGACCCGGGGGCGAAGGACAAGAGCCGGATGGTCCGGTTCTTCGCCGACAACGTGGAACTGGAGACGGCCATCTCCAAGACCACGCTGACGGGCCTGACGAACCTCGACGCCAACGCCCTGGGCCTCATGTTCGCGGCCGTCGCCGACTCGGCCGGCACCACCTACGAGGGCTACCTCAAGTGGTGGGGCTGTGCCCAGTTGAACCCGGGCGTGTCGATCCACGACTAAAAGTCGCGGCGGCCGGGGGTCGCGGTTGACGACGGCGTCAACCCTTCCTAGCAATCCACCGGGTGCGGATTTCCGCACCCGGTTTCGCACACGGACGAGGACTGTCGATGTCGTTCAAGCTGAACAAGGCGGACCTGAAGCGGTTCAAGGAAATCAAGAACCGCCTGTCCGACGTGGAGAGCCGACACGCGGACGCGATCGAGAACGGCGAGTTCATCCGCATGACCGCCAAGGTGTTCGAGGAGTCGCGGTGGCTGGCCAACCGCATCGACGTGGCACTCGGCGAGAAGACGACCGAGGAGGTCGCCGAGGAGGAGGCGGAGCGGGAACTGGCCGCGGCCGAGGCGAAGGCCGGCGGCGAGGACGACGACGAGACGGAGTAACCACCCCCACCACCGCCGGGCGAACGACTCGCCCGGCCCCACGGCAGGCGGCGCGCCATGGACGGCCAACTCACCCTTCGCATGTCCCAACTCTTCGGAGAGGTGGGCCACTACAACGGGTGGGGCCGCGGGGCGGATGAGGGCGAGGAGGCGTGGAGCGCCTCCAAGCTCCTCACGCTCCGGCGGGTCGTTGACGAGGGTCTGCGGAGATTCTACTTCCAGGCGATGGTGGACCCCAGGGACGGGGCCCACAACTGGACGTTCCTCGCCCCGTCAACGACCGTCACACTCCCCTCCGGCGAGCGGCTCGTAGACCTGCCCGACGACTTCGGCGGCTTCACGGCGGTCGTCACCGTGTCCGACGGGTCGGGCGGCGGGTACTGGCCGATCGACGTCACCCAGGACCGGCTGATCGAGCAGAAGTACGCGATGTACCCGACCGTCACCGGGCGGCCGCTCCTGTGCGGGCTGCGGGCCGTCGAGGGCACGGACAGGACGCGGGGTTCGCGTTACCGGCTGTACGTCTACCCGGAGCCGGACCAGGACTACACGCTGACGGTGCCGTACTTCATCCTCCCGAACCGCCTGACGAGTGCCGCCCCGTTCCCCTACGGCGGCCCGATGCACGCCGGCACGATCATGTCGGCCATGCGGGCGACGGCCGAGGAGATGCTCGACAACGTCCAGAACGGCCCGGAGTTCAACGCGTACATGCGGAAGCTGGCGGCCTCGATCTCCGCGGACCGCCGCAACGCCCCGCGGACGCTCGGGCGGAACACGGACCGGTCGGACCCGAGCCTCCGCCACTTCGACTTCCCCACGGGGCTGTGGGGCAACCTGGGCCACGTCACGTTCGACGGCGTCCGGCCGGAGTGACCGGGGCCGCGGGCGGCGAGTACGCGAGCGTAAACCGGCCGGGTTACCACGGCCGGGGGCGGAGAGTCCGGGACAGTCGGAGCGGATACCGCATACCGGTCACCGCCCACCACTCAAGGAGCGAACGATGAGCGCGAAGATCACGCCGCACTACGCCGACCCCCTGGGCGCGATCGTCGAGAACTTCGACGGTCAGGCCCTCATCTGCCACGGCACGAGCGTGCCGGCCGACGCCACGGCCGGCTACGCCCCCGGGGCCCTGTACTTCCTGCGGACCGCCTCCGGCGGGGCCGGGTGCTTCGTCAACGACGGGACCGCGGACTCGTGCAGCTTCAGCCCGCTACGGTCGGGCGGCGTCGTGGCCCTGTCCGACGCGGACGCCGCGATCACGGCGGCGAACTCGTCCAAGATCCACGTCATCGCCAACGTCTCGGCCGACCGCACGTTCACGCTGCCGACGCCCGCGGACGGACTCGTGTACGAGTTCGTCCCCAAGCTCGCCGCTGCCGACGGGCACGACTGGATCTTCGACACCGGCAGCGACACCAACTACTTCGTCGGCGGCGTGCTGCACGAGGACTCGGACGCCAACGCCGCGGGCGACGAAGTCGTGCTGGTGGCGCCGGACGGGAACTCGAACTCGGTCCTGCAAGTCAACCTGCCGGAGCCGGGGACGCGCATCCTGTTCGTGTGCGACGGCACGCTGTGGACCATCTCGGGCATCGTCGTCTCGGCGACGGCCCCGACGTTCGGCGATCAGGCGTAACCGCCGGGTGCGGAAATCCGCACCTGATTCGCCCCGAAGGAGTTCGTCATGCGGATGATGCTGTCGCGGATGATGCTATTCACCCTGGGCGTCGTGGCCCTGCCGCTCGACGCCCCGGCCCAGTTCACGCCGTCGAAGGTGCCGACGCACGAGGGCGTGCGGGTGACCGCCGACCTGCCGGTGAGCCAGCACCAGCGGAACGTGGGCGGTTCGGACGGGGCCGGCTTGTGCGTGTACACTTCGGCTTGGCACGCCGCGATGTGGCAGAACATCGTGGACGTGTACGGATTCCGGGCGTGGATGCAGCGGCGGCCCGGCGGCAGCTACCCGGAGAAGTTCGACGCCACGATCGAGGCGTACTGCCGCGAGAGGGGCATCCCGGTCCCGCCCTACGTCCAGCACACCGGCGGCGACGTGGACTTCCTCAAGCTGACGCTGAAGACCGGGCGGATGGTGAGCGTCACCTACTGCGGGGTGGACGACTTCTACCGCGGCGAGGTCATCGCCCACATGGTGAACCTCCTGTACCTCGACGACTCGCTGGCGTGCATCCTCGACAACAACCGGCCCGGCGTGTTCCTGTGGATGAGCGCCCCCGACTTCGTGGCCCGGTGGCGCGGGGTCCAGCGGGACGGTCGGCCGTACATGGTGCGGGTGAACGCGGTGCGGTGGATGCCGGTCGGCGGCGGGTGGGCCTTCACCTTCCTGGCCCCGCCTCCGGCCCCGTACCCCGAGAAGCCCGTGGCCCTCAAGTTCGAGGGCGTTCTGTACGGCCAGTGCCCGGGCGGGGCGTGCCCGCTGCCGGGACTGGGCGGCCACTCGGTGCTGGTCCCGCCCCTGCCGAGCCAGTACGACTCGGCGTTCGGCCAGACGCCGGTGGGCAGCCCGCCGACTCCGGACCACGAGTGGGGCTACTTCGAGAACGCCAACTACAAGGGCTTCGGCTGGCGGCTCAAGGTGGCGGGCGAGCCCGAGGCGAAGGGCCCGGCGGTCGGCCAGTCCGCCGACCCGTTCCCCGGCGGCATCGACCCGTCGAAGTTGCGGGCCGACGAGACGTACTCGATCTCGGGCCAGCAGGTCAAGAAGAGCGAGGCGATGGACGCCCTCGTCGCCGGCGGCTCGCTGACCGACGACTCGACCAAGTGGCACGTCGCGGCGGTCGGGGACGCGGCGTTCTGTGCCAGGGTCAACGGCGACGTGGCCAAGCTGCCGAAGGACGTCCGGGAGAAGCTGCACGTCCAGTGCTACGCCAGCGGCGACTGGCACGTCGCCCAGTTCGACCTCTCCCCGGGCGTGACGCTCAGGAAGCCGGCGACGAACCGGGTGGGCAGCAACGCCGGGGCCATCGCCCCGGCCCAGTACACGAGCGACGCCCTGAAGTCGCTTCTGGCCCCGGTCGGCATGCCGACCCCCGACCCGATGCCGGAGCCCAAGCCCAAGCCCGACGAGCCCAAGCCCGACGAGCCGGCCCCGAGCAAGCCCGACCAGAGTACCCCGAGCATGCTGACCACGCTCGCGGGTCTGGCCATCGCCGTCCTCGCCCTGATCCTCGCCGTGTTTCGACGCTAAGGAGATCGAGTTGGAACAAGTCATCCCACTGCTGAACGGACTCGGCCCGTGGGGCATCGCCCTTGGCGTCGCCCTGACGTTCTTCGTCCAGTACCTGTCGGGCCGCAACAAGCCGGCCCCCACGCCCACCCCCGCG